TCCGGGTCTTCTATGGTCAAGCGATCTATCTCTTCGGGACTTAATGCACAGACAAGCTCGCCCTTGTCGTACTTCAAGTCATCCGTCCAAGGGATTCCGAAGTGAGCGTTTACTTCGTCCGTGTAGGTTATCTTAGGCATCGAACCATCTAAGCTTGTCCTGCGTCAGCGCATACCCTACCCCATGTCCCAAGTCGGTCTTGTTCTCCTCGCGAATAAGTTCCTCTTTGAATGCCCATCCCTTGAAGTCGAGGGTCGATCCATCGACCACGCAAAGGACGTAAACATCCACGTCGGGGTTTACCTTGAGGGTGGAAAGCAATCGGGCGGTCTTGTGCTTGGATGCTTTGATGTCATAGCGTTTGCCACTCGCCATTACCCCATCCGCAGATCCGCTCCTTGGAGTAAGTCCAAGATCAGGGAATACATTCATCTGCTTGGCAAATCCATACTCCGCCATCATGCCCATCACATCTGCTTCCGCTCCGTCCTGGTTGCCCATCTTCGCATCACGCACCCCGTTTCCACGGGCAATCAATGTACGCATCCGGCCAATCATTTGACAGACCTGGACTTCGTCGGGTTGGAGGGTGAGCTTCATTCCCTCGCTTGGATCTCCATGCCTACGATAATCCCTTCTTCGAGCGTTTGGACCGCGATTTCTTCCGGCCCAACCGTCCATCCCTCCGTATCCGTTCCAACGTCTCTGGGCTTAATTTCGAGCATGGTGGACCCAGCTTTTTCAAGTCGCACCGTGGTAACTCGGCAACTGATATGGGTATTGCTCGCCCGTATTTTCTCCAAAAGATCGGGTTGAATCCTGGTGGACATTTCACGAATCACTCTTTGCCCTTTCCTCAGAAAGTTCTCTCCATAGGTCGGAACATCTTCTCTTGAGTTCCAAGTTCTCCTTGCTGAGTTCCTTGTTCTCCTTGATCAATTCATCCCGCTCCTTGGTCAAACGCACAACCATTTGCGGCCAGGAGCTTATCTTCTTAGTTGGTTGGTGAACGTTCATTCCTCCTCCTCGTCAATCTCAGACTCGAATTCAATGACGTCTTCATCGTAATACTCATTCAAAGCGTCTTTAGTACAGTCTAGTATGTCATCCTGTTCCAAGTCACTCTCCTCTTCCCACCTATGGAACAAAGCTTTTAACTCATGAATGCACTGTCTACTGGCCTCACTCATTTCTTCCTGTTCGTAAAATTCAAACTCCCGTAGTTCTCAGGCATGATTCGTTGGACGTCCGTGCGAATAGCTTGCTTCTCCCCATGCTCGTCCTCGGTGAATCCGAGAATTCGAGTATTGCTCCAAAAGCGTTCCCACGCCTTGTGTGCTTCGGGCAAGGTAAGCAACTTTTCACTCTTCCTCTTCTTCGGTTTCGTCATCCTCGTCTTCCTCGACTCCCCACATCTCGTCGCATATCCAATCGTCGTTCGGTTCTATTGGGTCAATTTTCATAATGTTTCGCTACGTCTTTGATAAATTCCTCAAGTGGTTTCCGGTAGAGTTCTCGAACACGGGCATTGCCAACCTGGGCAACTAAGGTCTTTAAGTCGCTTAATGCCTTCTCTATTCGAGTCTTGTCTATTTCCATTGCCTAAACTCCTTGCGGGTGACCGTTGAGTTACTTCTAAGTTTCTTCATGGCTTCCTTCTCGATCTGATGGACTCGTTGCTTGGAGATGCCGCAAAACTCTCCAATCTCCCGGCAGGACATGGGAACCCCTCGCGGAGCAGATAAAGCCAAGATAGCAAGCAAGCAATCGGTCAGTTCCTTCTGTATGCGACTACTCTTCTCAAACGGGTCAGTCTGACCTCGCAAATACTCACCACAGGACACTCGATGAAATCCGGTCACCCTGGACATCTGTAGGGCTTCACTCATACCAACCGATCCTTCCTGTCGTACCTACCCACCAAGCGATACATGTCACCCTTCTCATGGGCTAACTTTACAATCGCACCCAATACGAACTTACCAGGTTGAGCCTTGAACTTGCCATGGCTTCCATCCTTGAACTCAACAAGACGCAAATACGGATTCTTGGGTAACATATACACCTTGCCCATTTTCTCCAAGGGTACTTCCAAAGTCTGACGGATCATTCCCTCCTTCACCATTGCCGCCTCAGAAGGTCCGTCCTCCTTGTCCTCCTTCAGATCAGCTTCCAACTCTAAGAGTAAAGCCACAGCTTTCTTACTCAACCGTCCCATACTCAGGTTCATACGAAAGCTATTCGCCTTAATGCCAAGCCTCTGCGCAAATACAGGATGCTCAATACCCGAATCCGCCAATATCTTCTTTGCCCGTTCAGTATCCATCTGTAGTCACTCGTATTCTTTTATATTGCTATGTCAACTAAATTGAACTAAAAGACAAAAAAATATGCCAAGAATCTATAGAAGAAGAAAAAAACCAAACTCCGTAAGAGGCTTCGTTGACGATATGACTAAGAATAAAATAATCAATTCAGCCGCCAAGATCGCGGCCAAGCAATCAAACGCAACCGAAGAAGCACGGGAACTTAAAAAGGTAGACCCCGAACTAAGGCAGTCAGTCGCCAACTTCCTCCGTTACCGCCTGGACATGACGGAACAAGAATTTCTAAACCAAGTAAACGGCAAGCTCTCGAACATGGTAGGGGATTCACTCAACATCCTACACTCCAAGCTGGATGACATACCTCCCCAAAACCTAGCCTATGCAGTATCCATCATAATGGACAAGTTCCTCACAGTCTCAGGAAGACCATCAAACATTACAGCATCCGCAAACGTCACACTCGGACAATCAGACATGTCACCCGATCAAGTACGCAATATCCTCAAGGGTGCATCCAAAACAGTCAAAGAACAACCCACTGAAGCTTCAGAACAAAAGGTAGTCCACCTAGAACAGGACGATGAATAACAAAAATCTAGGGCCGAAGATAATACGCCTCAGAGAACTCGGTTGGTCATACAATAAAATTCAACAGCAATTAAACTGTTCGAAGTCCACAATCTCCTACCACCTCTCTCCCGGTCAAAAAGAAAAGGTTAGACAGAGAGAAGCAAGACTAAGGGAAACATCACCCTCAGTCCTACTCACGAAGCGTATATGGCACTTTCAACATCCACGAACCCAATCACCCCCAAGGCAACCGTGGTATCAGCACAAGTCACCCAGGCAAATCAAGAAGGCAATCACTCAAAAGTCCCACCAATTCCAAAAGACAATGACTTTCAACTATAAAGACGTTCACGCAAAATACGGTGACCACTTCCCGTGCGCCTTAACCGGAAGACCACTCAATTGGAACAACCCCGAAGACTACCAATACGATCACATCACCCCAATCGCAAGGGGGGGAGACAATTCAATCAACAATCTCCAAATACTATGCTCAGAAGCAAACCAGGCAAAGGGACAAATGACGGACGAAGAATTCATCGACCTCTGCAAAGAAGTAGTCATCAACAAGGGCTACCAAATATACAAACCACTCGATACGACTACGAGTGGCTCATAACACTCGCCCATCTCTATGACCAAGGGTGGCCTACTCTCAGGCATTCTCATAAATGCAACACAGAAGCACAGGACCATAGAAACTCAGAAACCCATCAGAATAAATAGCAGTCACCCAGTCTTCGCTACGGGTGGCTACTAGGGCGCGGATAGCGCGGATAGGACATATAGCGCGGATAGGATGGGATACGCAAGACACGGGACCAGGGGGGGCTTATTGCGAAAAAAGTTGTGGGGGAGGTAATGATAATACAGAGATTAGCGCGCTATGACGCGCACCCCCGCCCCCCCCCTCTGACCCGCGTCAGTAGCTCGTGCCTGGGTGCGTCTCACTAATGGGCCAGTTTCCGGTTCGTTTTGGTAGGCAAAAGACTTTGAGTCTTCTGCTAGTTGCGATAGTTGCTGGGCTTGCGTCAATATGTGACAAACCGAGGGCAAACTTTGCCATGGATTCGCGGTCATGTCCTTCAATCGCTCGCGCTCACTACTTGGTACAGTTGCTCTAATTATTTATTTGCTGAGAATTCGCGAATTCTTTTTTTGCGACTCAAGGGCGAAATGAATTGGCAAGCGATAATCCATCACATTGCGTTTGCTCTGCTTTTATTCATTCGCGACCTGGTGGCATTCGCAACCCTTTTTCCTTCGAAACTCAATAGCCTCGGTTTCACCGATTGTACGCTATTGTAAAATAATGCATAAATATGTTTGACACATACTACGGAACGTGACAATTTGCTCATATCCAACGGGGCTTTCCCGTTTCAACCACACAACAAAAGGACTAAGACAATGAATAAAGTATTATCTAATGGAAATGAATCGTTTTTCTTTAGCTCTGACTTGAGCAAAGAAGATTCCCTAATCAACGCGCATATCCTTGAGACCGGGAGAGTCTCTCTCATGCATGACAATAAGCTTCGGCAAACAGTGCGTGCAAAGATTCGCGAAAAGAAATTCGGCTTTATCCTTGGCCACCTATGGATCAAGAAAGCGTAACCATTCAACCAAAGGACAAGACAATGAAATTATCAGAATTCGATTCACTTATTGATTCACTCACGGAATCCGTAAAAGATTATAACCTCGACGATTCTTTCGACCATTGGAGCGCGATCCATGAGATCTGCGCCAATTGCGATCATTCCTTCGTTTACTATAAAGCTTGGCGCTTGGTTGACTTTATCAGATTTGAAAATCGCGAGCTATTCGACAAGGCCGAAGATTCCCGCATGGAGAATGACCATAATACGGACAACGTCAGATTGGACGATTATATCTTGAGTCAAGCTTTCCATATTCTGCAGATTGCCACTCTTGAAAAATGGACAGAATCCCAAGGCAAAAACTCGTAATTCTACAAACTACCAAACACGTCAAAACGCTATCATGAATTACGATATTCTTATTTTACTCTGCCCGTGGCTTCCAGTCTTTTGGGTTCTCCACCAATCCATTATCAACAGTTAATACTATGAAAACACTTACCGAATATATTAAACACGATGCCGATTTGCCATTGATTCGCAATGGCCTTGAGCTTGGGCGCTGGGACATCCCGCAAGTAATTGAAAAAGCATCAGGATATTGGCAACGCGAATTGATTAAAAGCAAATGGTACAAGGCGAATCAAAAGGATATCGCACTTATGATTGAAACGGTTGAAACGAATAAACGTGAAGCCGTGCAGTTTCTCAACGGAGGCCAAGACAATGGATAATCTCACTGAACGCGAACGGGTCCTTCTTTGGATGCTCAAAGGAAAGGCGAAGTAATGCCACTATATAAAATGTCCGAACTCGCGCCTTTAGCCATGGCAGAAATAAACGCAATTATCCGCTTGGCAACGGAGAAGGAGAAACTGGCGGCACAATGCGCGGATCGTGGAACGATCACCGTAAATAGCGTTAAACGCGCGAGGCAAGGCAGGCAGTTAGAGCTACAATTACAACAATCAATCAGGAGAAACTAGAACTATGAAAATCAAAGAACAATTAAAACGCTATGCATCGAAAAAAATTCAGCTTGGTAGACTCAAAGACGAGGACTTACTCGATGCGTGCGACCTAAACGACCTTGGCCTCACAACTTTATCCAAGGGCCGAATCATAACCTTAACCCCAAAAGGGGTTGAGGAATTAAAGAGACTGGAAAGGGGGGAAGGATAATGAGTTACCCGTACGAAAACACAACTCAAGGCTCAATTGAAACTCTTTCACGCATAGAGGAAAGATTGAAGAAAGAGAAGCAAACATTGACTGAAATGCAGGAAAGACTTTTCGAATTGATGGAAAAGATTGTAGCGAAAAAAGCCTTAATCAATGACCTGGAGCATCATATTGAATGGAGATTCGAATTGAACTAGAACTATGAAAAACGAAACAATCACCAAACAACGCGCTGAAGAGTTGCTAATGCTTTGCAATCAATCCGCATTCGGCCCGAATTCGCGTTGTGATAATATCAAACCGGAAACGGAAGCAGAAAGGGCGAGAGTTAAAGAGATATGGAACAAAGACCCAAGCGGGTATTCCTCCTATTATTCTACGCTTTGCGAGATCAAGAACGGGAGGGTGGAAGGATGAGTGAGGACAAAGAGAAACGCGCGACGTTCACGCCTGGACCGTGGCATTGCGGTCAAGGCAACGGAGAAGGGAGTATTTTCGCAAACAACGGCAAAAGGATGACTTGCGAAAAAGGAGCAACGGCACTGCATCCGATTTGCCTAATGCAAAATAGCTTCGAACAAAACGAAGATGTTGCAAACGCTCGCCTAATCGCGGCAGCCCCTGAGTTGCACGCCCAGGCGAAGATCCTTGAGCGATTGCTTACAGAGCTTGCAATGCAAGGAGAAACGGGGACGGACGAAGCACTCGAAGAGGTCCGCTCTGTCCTCGCAAAGGTAGACGGGGGTGAAGGATGAGCCTAAAAAGCAAGGGAAAAATCAAAGATTATGATGGCAACGTTTGGCACGTAATTCATAGAAACCCTTACTACATTGATGGCATTCGAATGCATGGCTTGTATCGTGTTTACTTCAAAAAGAAAATTGATGACTTGCTATCCAAAGTATGCATTCTCGGAGAATGGGAATATCAAGACGTAATTGCAGGAAAGGGTAGAATACAAGTGAGGGGGGAAGGATGAGCGTATACGAGAAACTGCAAAACCTTTACCTTGACTGGTTGAATAACTTTTTAACCCGCGAACGGTTTGCCTCCTGGTATGACATAACCGAGGAACAAGGGAACCGAATCATCGAGCTTGGCCGCAAGGTCCACAATCGAAGGGTACGCATCTACAAGGAGAAACGCGCCTAACACTTTTGTTCAGTCCTATGCCCTCGCGGGGCGGGATACCTCGCGGGGGCTTTTTATAGGGCTTGAACGGAAGGAGAAACGGCCCAAACCGCACCCTCCTGAGTGAGGCCGGATCTTTTACCTGGTCACGCTTAATCCCTTAACGCCCCTTAAAAGCCTTTTGCTACCCTTGCACGGGTATTGACCCTCTTTTTTCCCGAAACGCACGATTAGACCCCTTCTTGCGTCTCCTATCGTATCTTTTGGTCGCGTTCTGAAGTCTACCAAGACGGTTGCGAAGGAGAAACGGGTGATTCTTCATTCAATCTGCTTGGAATGTGGGTCGAGAATCGCCCTACGCTTTTGTCGAACTCCGCTAAGACGTATCCAGTTTCCCCGTTTCGATTCTTCGCAAGGTGAATTCGGATGATGTCCTTTGAAGGAGAAACTTCTTTTTCTTTGGATAGGAGCATGACCACATCAGCGTCTTGTTCTATGGACCCGGACTCTCGGAGATCCGACAAAGCGGGTTTGCGGTTTTGTGCTTCCAGGTTGCGGTTGAGTTGGCTTAACGCGACCACGGGCAAGTCAAGCTCCAGTGCTTGGGCTTTCATGCTACGAGAAATCGCGCTGACTTCTTCATGGCGGGAGGAGAAACCGGGAGAGGTGAGGAGTTGAAGGTAGTCTATCACTGCCAAACCTAGTTCTCCTTCCAAGCGCTGCTGAGCGAGAAATGCGCAGAATGCCTCAAGGGTTGCCTGGTTATCGTCTTTGAATGTAATCGGCCAACCTCGTAACGCTTTGACGGTTTGCTCAATCTTTTGCCTGTCGCTGTGGGAGAGACTGCCCTGTGCGGTTGGACGGGAAACTCCGCTTACGGAAGTGAGTAACCTGCCAGCGCATTCCGGTGCTGTCATTTCGAGACTGGCGTAAGAGGAACGGATTCCCTTTTGTGCTGCTTGGATTGCCAGGTGGATCGCAAGTGCTGATTTCCCGATACCTGGTCTTGCGGCAATCACGTACAAGCTTCCGTTTTTCAAACCTCCTTGAAGGTGGGCATCCAGTTTCGAGAACCCCGTGGGGATTGCGGAGACTCCGCCTGCATCGATATTGTAAAAATCCGCTTGTGCTTGGGTGGCGGCATCTTTGAGAGAAACCTGCCCTTTGCGTTTACTCAGTGCCTTGGCTACGGAGTGCGTGAAGGAGGAAGCAACCTCTTCTGCGGTTCCACCCTCTTTGATCGTGTCTTGTGCCTTGAGTATCGCTAACTCAATTGCACGATGGTTGCGGTGTTCGATTAGGTAATCAACGTAACGCTCGATTTGTCCACCTCCGTACTGCTCCGAAATAAAAGTAATGCTATCCGCCAAGGATGGTTCCGCAATGAGTATGTCTATCTCGTTACATTTGGGTGCGAGCTTACCGATTGCTTCGAATATGCGTTGCCTTTCGGGGGATGAGAAATCTTGGGGGGTTAGATGCTCTAATGCGGTAGCCGATCCTCGGCCCGACTCATCACGCATGGATGCGGCAAGGACCGCAATTTCCGCCAGGTCGTAATCCATGCTAAAATTCGTTCTCCTGTTTGGTCTGCAAAATCTGCGGGTAATTTTGTACGAGGTAACCGTTGACCGCTAATGCGAATGCCTTGTCCCAATTTACGTACCGATAATCTTTTGCTTCCGCTTGGGCTTTGAAAAACCTAACTGCTTTTTCGTGGTCCACTCCTGCCTCTTCGCAAATCGCTTTTGGTGGATCGAAGTCTTCGGGCAGTGGGGTCTTGTTTTTCTTCCGAGGTTTCGGTTTTTGCTTTGCCGCAATTTGCGGCGAATCCGTACTTTCTTGGCTATGTATATTATATTCATTCTGTAAAGAATGACGCGACGCGCGCGAGGGATGCCGCAAATATGCCGTAATTAGCGGCGATATTGCGGCACTTGGTGTCATGCCGTGGAGTTCACAATACTCATCCAAAATGGCAAGCGGGACGGGTGCAAAACGGATCCTTTTTTCGTTGCTTTTACACATGATTTAGATCCCCAATATGGTTGCGACAAATCCCCATGCCATCCATATAAATACAATAATGGACAACAGGAACAAGCAGTGAAATATAGCTTTCTGTAGTATGTTTTTCATTGTTTTTTTAATTCTTTCTTTAAGTAATCTGTTCGTCTTCTGAGCTTCCGCAGGGCGGTATCCTGGATCTGCCGGACCCGTTCTTTGGAGCAGCCAATACACTCGGCAATCTCATCGAGTGTGTAGGTGTAACCAGGTAACGCAAAGGCCATCATGGCCCGTAAGTTCTCGTCCATCTCTCGGCTCTTCTTGAGCCTCACCAAACCCTTGAGCGGGTCTTGATGCCCCAATACCCAATTCCGTGCCGTGGCAGCCTCCACTCCGTACTTATCCGCCAAACGGAGGGAGGCTTGCCTTACAGACTCGTCAGTTTGTTGTTTGAATTCGGAAAGATCAGGCTCATGCATTGGCCTTGTTGATCTTCGGGATCTTGGTAATCCGTCCAACCCTGCACGTGTTTGTCTTTTGTCCGGTCAACCAAGCATTGTAACTGAGAATTCCACCACGGATGATGTAGTGTGGACTAATCTTCTCGTTAGCCGACATCATGCGCAGGAGGTGGTTGCGGTATGGAAGAATAGGACTACCCTTGGACAAGTCCAGTCCACTGCAAAGCGAGTCGAAAAACTTGTCTGCATTGGAATCCGCACTCTCGTCATCGAAGTCGAACAAGTGTGTCTCCGATCTTCTCAGCATGTAGTGAAGCGTGGAGGACGGTCCTTTCTTTAAGCGGAAGTTCTTATACCACGCCTGACACTTCTTAACGGTCAGTCCCAAGTGCGGATACTTTTTAGCCCACTCGTTGATCTCATGGTTGGGGATTGAAGCCCTTGTGCCTCCACCGAAACCTTGGAACGGTAACTCACCTACTTCGTCAATCCTTGCAAGCATCGTAATTGCTGAATTCAAAACGGAGACGTTTGCGTGTCCTTCAATGGACAAAACATCTGCGGGATTTCTGCGCTTACCTTGGTTTAGAGTCTTGAACGCGCCATCATCCTGCAACTCGATCCATACAGACTGGAAACTTTTACCTGCTTGTATGCACGCAGTCAGACGATGTTGCCCGTCGATTAGCTTATTGCCACCGAAGATAATGGGTTCGCCATTCATTACCCATTGATTGCTTTGCATGAACTCCTTGTATCGATTCACGGAGAATGGAGATATGTTTCGGTTCTTGTGCTGTCCGGCAAGTAACTCCTTGGCCATGATTGGGTCGATTGTTCTGATTGTAATGTACACGCCAAGTTGGGGATCGTAGAAGTACGTGCTTGGTGCGATTTGTGTGTTGTGTATTGCTGTATTCATATGTGCTTATGTGTTGTTATTGTTGTGTGATAATGCCCAATCAGGACCGCATCTGCTGTTGCCAGTGTTACAGTTTTGCCGAGCTTCGGATAAAGCCTGAGTGCATGGTCCTTGAGGATGCGCTTCTTCTTGGCGCCACCCTGCCCTGCCACATTGGCCAAGCCTTTTTGCCACGCTTGGGGTCTTACCATGTGGCAGGGCAATTGTAGTCCACGGGCTACGCCTTCATAGAAACCACATGATTTGCCAAGCTTGAACCCAGTGGACGATGGTATGTTCTTTCCCGCAAAGGGCGGCACGTCTTCCAAGACTATCTCCAACGAGTAGTCTGGGTTCTCCTGCAAGTCCAAGATGTCTGCAACAAAGTCTGAAAAGGTCGTAAACTTCCATGCCCACACTGCTTTGCCATCCACAAATTGACAGAAGCCACCGGATGCACCGGGATCAATAGCTACGATGCACTCACTCATCTTGGCAATCCTCCGTGAACGTTATGTTTACGTCGGGATCACTGTGATGATTCAAGTCCTCACCCTCCACTACCGCCAGGAGTTGCTCGATCAATGCTCCTTGGACAACGATGGCCGCCTGCCAATCGCGATTATCCGCATGTTCCTTTGCAAATACAATACCCTGTTTAATCCGCCTTATTTGTTCTAGTCGATTAGCCATTTTTCTTGTGTCGTTTGATGGTTATCCTTCATGAATTTATTCAACTCCGCCACACTCCAGGCTTGGTCGATTCCGCCTTGTCCTCGGCCGCCCTTGATTTTGTAACAAGTCAATGCAACGTCCTCCGATTGATGCAGTTGTATGAGCGAGTTGATTGAGCGATAACCCGTCAGGGCCAACGCTTTCTTGGTGTTCATAAGTTTGATTACTTTACCGCTCATGCCACTTTCCTCGGTGTGTTTATTGCCTTCGAAAATTCAGCAAGGGAGATAGTACGCTTCTTGCCGTAGTATTCACTCTTCAGCTTGTGTTCTGCAATGAGTCCGTAGACGCGACTCCTTGGCACCTTGAATTTAGCCGCCAAGTCCGTGATCGAGTATCGATTCTTCGCAACCTCGAAGCGTTCGGTAGTGCCAATCGTTTGGATGTGGTCACCATAACCTGGCCATACGCCTGACTTCATGCACTCCTTCCATATCCTGCAAGCCTCACCCATGCGTGGCTTCTGCTTCTCCAGTTGGGATGCATCTATGGTGTACGCACTTGTAAGAAAGGGTGGTGACTTCTCAACGACTAGGAAGATGAATTGCTTGGGATCGTACCCCATAGCTCGCAACCCTTCCATATACCAACAGGCTTGGAAATCATACCCGTATTTACGAACCGAAGATGCGAATCCTCGCGGATCTCCCTCTTGGGTAGTTTTCAAATCAATCACCACACCCGCGCCTTCGTTGAACAAGTCAGGACGGACCTTGCAGTCTGCTCCTTGATATCCAAAGTATCCGGTTCCCTCGATGATCGTATCGGACTTGCCCAAGTACGTCTTTAACAAGGGATGTTCCCGTGCGGAATCCGCCATACTCATGCAAAGATCATAGTCGCTTTGAGTTAACCATCTCTTGTCGGGAGCATGGTTTTGCATTTCCTCAAAGGCCGCCTTGTACGCATTGGTTCGTGAACTGTTACCGTCAATCGTGTCGGGCTTGACCGCATACTCGTCTTCGAGTTTGAACGGTTCAAGCGTTGCCGTGTGACCGCATCCACCGATCACAAAATGTTTCGCGTCACTAGGTGTCGGAAACTTCATTTCGTGCCACACCCGCGCCGGGCAGGAGTCGAGCAATTTTCTTGCCCGACTCGAACCCAACGCAGACTCCGCATGATACGCAGAGTTTGATATGTCAGTTTTTAACATCTCAGAAAGGTGCAGGTTCGTCACCACCACTGGGTTCTGCGCTTGGTGCTTCTTCCGCAAAGGGATCGTCACCAGTAAACAACGCATTGAGGTTCACCTTCATGGCTTTAACCGCAGCATTGATCTCGTCGCTCCGTTTCTTGTGGGGCTTAGGTGTCATGACATAAGAAGTCTCAAGCCCTTCACCACTACGGATGATCGAGATGTCAAACTTGCGCAGATCACCCCAGTCCTCGTCAGCATCGAGCTTGATCAACTCATCCTTCAGCCCTGCTTGGGTCAACTCAAGGATTTGGATGCGTTCCTCGGCATAGTTCCATACGATCATCGCAAAGAACTCCTTGGGCTTATCCTCGAATGTCTGCGGGACAGACTCTCCGGTTGTATAGCGCACTGGCCGACGTTGTCCCTCTTCGTTTGTTGTCCATCCAACCATACCTACAATGAAGCCTGGTGGTGTGTCCTCGATGTCTCCAACGATTCTGAACTTGTTTTCGCCTTGGAGCAGTTTAGCGTAGTTGCCTCCGCCTCCTCCACCACTCGACGCTCTTTTGATTTTACTTAGTTTTCCCATAGTTAATGTATGTTAATGTATTTTATTGTTGTATTAGTTATTTTGGTGTGAAATAGAAGGGTCATGCCAAGAGACACATCCAAATCAAAACCCTTGTCGCTCCGCCTTTCACCTGATGTGCGGGAGCGTGTCAAAAAACTCGGAGATGACACCGGGCTTATCCAAGCCCAGTTATACGATCTGATTCTTCGTGCTGGTTGCAAAGCGATCCAAGACGAGAACGACGAGATTTCACTTCCCCTGAAGTTTCGGGTAGTAAAGAGTTAAGCTCATCAATCAAATCGCTAATCGCGATTTCAGTCGGCGCTTCGGAAAGTAGAAGCACTGAGTCGCTTCCGTTGTGTTCAATTTTAAGCCCATTGAGATCTATTGTTGTCTTCATATGTGTAGTGTATTGGAGGTATTTGTAGTAGGTACAGCTGTATCTTTGATTAGTGGGCAATGGTTGGGGTAGGTTTAGTGCTAGAAGCTTCGGTTCACGCTTGGTAAGCCTGAGTATATCTTGCTCGTCATCTCAATTGAGGAATGTCCGAGTGCTTTGCTAGATATAAATATGTCGTTGTCCTTCATGATCCGGTGGCCGCAATACTTACGGAGCCTGTGGACAGGACGGTGGTCGTTGATTCCACACTGCAATTTCAAGAACTTCGGGAAGTCGCGAGTGATACGGTCCTCTTGCACCGGAACAATTAAAGCATTGTCCGTTGTTTTATTACTGAGAATCTCATCCCACCAAGCAGGATCGCATGGCCTGTCCTGGTAGCCTCGGCCATTTACTTCCGAGTCGTTAACACCCTTGGGATTCCATATACGAATCAATTTGTTTCCGTCAGACTCCCAAAGATCTTCGTACTTTGCTCTCTGTATCTCAGAGCTACGCAATCCAAGTCCGTACGCTAGTGCGTACGCCAAGTACAATTCGGGGTCCAATACCTTGAGGAACCCGCACTTCTCTTCAATCTTCTGCCGTTCACGCTCGTCGGGCATAAAAGGTTTCACTCGAATGGAGTCCAATTGCAATGCGATCCAGTTGGCGAAGAACGAGGTGTCTATGCCGCATCTGTCCTTATAATAGCGAACCCATCCCTTCGAGAAGATTGACCGTGCCATGCGAACGTCAGCAGGTTTGCGCTCAAACTGAGCGTAGTGTTCGCAGATCGGTTGACCGTCTACCTTCTTGGCGAAGTAACGAATGTCGTGCTTTTCGGGATCGATGCCGTACTTGGCCAAGATCCTTACCATGCACACAACATTTTTGCGCTTGGTATTGTCGTTCGCTTGCTTGCCAGTCGCAAGACGATTGAACTCGTAGGTTTTTAATAATACAGAAATCAACGGAGTTTTTTTCTCAATCCGCTGATTGATTATTTCGAGTAGGGCTGGTTGAACTTTTTCGATAGCCTCATTGGGGCAAGAGGTCTCCAGAGATTTACGAATCCGCTCCTTATCAAGTTTGAATTCCATGACTTGGGTGACTCCTTTTTTGCCGTGCCGTTCCTTTAATTCGACGCGTATGGGGTTGGTATTGTTTAATTGCAATTCACTTGCATTAGGGTCAACCTTACCACCGTTTAGTGCAGAACGAAGTATAATATCGTTCTTTTTTTGTAATGCTCTTTTTTTGCTCATAGTTATGGGGATTAGCGCACGACTCTTGTAGTGAAATAAGTCACAGGATTAAGAGTCTTCTGCTCTACCAACTGAGCTACGCCGGCCCATGATAGCTGTGCCAAGCAAATTCATAGACATTTCCTTAAAGAATTCAAGGTTATTCTGTTCGGCGTTGCTCATACTTGACGCAACAAGATAGGACAATTCTGTTATCGTCAAGGGTTTTCTTTAAAAAGATTATGTCACAAAAAAAAGCGGAGGTTTTACCCTCCGCTAAATGCGGTCCCCCGCTTCACACACAAGACAATGAATCTTGTGCTAATTAAGATAGTTTCAGTCCTTTACTTTGTCAAGCCCTCCGAGATAGCGCCAATAAACTAAGTCCAAAGGCGTACCTTGTAGCATTGCACCTTTGTACTCACCGTCCCCTGCAATGGCAGATATATCTTCAAATGCTCTATCAAAAAATGCAGTTGGCGGAGCGAGGTAATCTAATCCAGCCTTGAATGGCCCTTTTCTTTTTGCGTTGTATATATGATACCTATTAATCCCAATGACCTGTAAAAGACTATTCTCCAATGTCTCGTCTGCATTGATGGGTCTTCCATATATAACGTCCTTGATGACGTCGGTCCCGGCATTGGCAGTGGCAAATAAGGCCGCAATTTGAACCAGGTCTTTTGTACCTTTGGCGGCAAGCCTTACTCCCTTTTCCTGCTTGGATTGATTACCTTCGGCTCGACCTGCCATATACAACTTACCTCCTTCGGTAATATTACTTATCCCTGCGGTACGGAAGGTATCAATTTGCTTAATGGTAAAAGTCTTGAGCATGTACATGATCCGCATATTTGGGTTTCTCATGTAGGATGCGGGTACTTCGGTTGCCGTAGCAGGAGCAACATCGAGAAGTTTATGAAAGACTAGCTCGGTAACCTCTGCGGGTGGTTCCTTGTTGGTTGGTGCATTTGATCTTACTGCTTTGATAACCCCGTCAGTTCGTTCACCAAAGTACGGAAGTAATTCCTCTCGAAGTTTCTGAGATCCACCTTCGCTTTGTGCAAGCTTATGGTACTTCCTCCAAGCGGCATTCATGTATGCGTTCTTGGCAAAGAGATCGAGTTGTTTAAGTCCAGTCTTACGGAATAGATTATCAAGCAACCCACTGAGTTTGTCACTGTTGCCTATGTCCTCGAATTCTCGTTGGCTCAACCCTGTGAGTTCCGCAAAGTTGAACATGTCCTTACGATTAAACAAGGTTTTGAAGTGATTGCCAAACCCATTGAAGTGTATGCTGAAGACTTGGTCGGTAAGCTGAGTAATTGCGGAACCGAAGTTGGTCATCACTTGCAAATACCCCAAGTTTTTCAATGCTCTTGTCGTAAAATTCTCAGTGCCACCTGAGAACCGGGACTGTATTATTTGCCTAAGTTTCTCGACATCTTCTTGTCCAAACTTCGTACCTTTGAGTAAATCTTGGGCAAGTGCAGCAGCAAGTGATTCATCAACTTTAGCACGCATCCCAATATCCGAGTCCATTGTATCTCGGAAACCTTCACCTTGGACACCCTGCCCTTTTGAGGGTTTTACAGCACCAAGAAACTTCTTTCTCTCGACTGCATCAACCGTTCCTCTGATGTAAGACTCTAGTGCATCTTCGGGTGACTCATACGCTTTGCGGATTTTATTGAGCGTCTTCTTGTCAAATATACTTCTTGGATTAAAGTTTGACGGGATGGTTCCGGTTACTGGGTACCCACGGATTACCCTGCTTGTCACTTCGGCCAACTCTTCGGGTGTAAGTTCTTCTCTACTAATCTTATTTTTGGCAGCAAACTCATCAATCGCTTTGTCTATCTCAGTCGTGGCCGCTCTTAACTCAGGATCATTGTCCATGAAATCCCTAAGTTCCTTGTAGTTTTTAACCTTACGAGGGAAGTAGTTTTCAATATACCCCACATCAAAACCACCTTCTTCGCGTGCATAGGTGCGAATCTCTTCCAAGGTTTCCCGCATTTGCTTCAACTCAAGATTGATGCTATCACTCGCCTTATCGGGTAACTTAAGTCTGTCGATCAGTTTGACTATTTCTTCAAAGTCACCTTCAAGCAACAAGTCATCAAACTTTTCCCTTGTTTGAGGTTTTCCCTTCAACGCATTGCTCATGGATTTCATGAAGGGCATTGCGCCTTTCATAAGAGCAGCGGTTTTCTTCCCACTATTCAAATCAAGATTCCGAAATTTCTCTGTAAAAGTGGTCCCTAGTTTCTTGTCTAGGTTTTTGATCTGCCTAGAGATAGGTGTCAGTACATCAGAAGTAACATTCCGCACATCTTCAAACACTCTGCTCCACCATCTCTTTGGCGCAAAATCTCGACTTGCCGCATTAGCCACCCTTTGGGATTTCATGGCGGTAGGCTCAACGGATTGCGGATCTCGCTTGGCTTGGTTGTTGATCTTCTTGAATTTCTTTGTCTTGAGGAATTTATTAAGGGACTTCCCTTTGAATCCAATGGCCGTTAATAAAAACGCCAATGGACCCGCTACCCCGGCTTGAGCCATTTGCTCACTATCTTCTTCGTTTGCAAATAATGAATAACCTGCAATACCAGTACCCCCTGCTCCCATTGCGATATTGAAATACTTCTCGTAACCAGGTCCGAGCTTATCCTCTGCCATCTGCTCCGACTTGGTCATAGGGTCGGCTTGCTTCATTGGTTGATCACCAAACTGCATATCTTGCCTATTGGGTGGCATCTGTCTGCCCTGCATCTGTGCTTCCAGGTCATCAAGGACCATGTTGTTACGCCTCAGTATGCGTTGCTTCTCGGCATTGAGCTTCTTGCGCTGATTACTCGCACCCTTGTTCTTACCGTGCTTGTGATCGAGCATAGCGATACCCTGTTGGATCTCGCCAAGCCTAGCGTTGTCTCCGACTTGCTGAGTGCTTAGATCGACCTCCCGCATCAATGGGGTGAAGATCTCATCGTCTTGCGCTAGTTGTTCATCAAAAGTTTTTTGCAAGTCGGACATTTGCTTAACCGTGCCAATCTCTCTCGCTTGCCTTTGGCCTTCCTCGGTTTGCCTCATCATGCCCGAAACAAGAGCGTCACCTTGTGCGGCTTGATCATCCGTTGCCCGTTGTATATCCGACATCACTCTTGTTGAGTCAGGCATGGTGGGTTGATCAAGTGATGGTCCCCCTAGAATGCTTTGCTTAGGAGTTGGCGTATCGAATGACTCCAATGCACCACGACTCATCGTTGGAGCAGTAAGTGATGGACCAGTAAGTGACGGTTCCCCTGTCGCAATCTCCTTGATCATGCCCTCGGACTCATCGAGCAACTTGTCCTCCATAGCTTGGATGGATTCCTCTGCCGCTTCCTTGGGTGATTTCTTGGCCAAGGCGTTAACGTCCATGACTTCAAGTAATGGAGTACCTACTGATAGGTTCTGTATACCTCCTGCTTCCTTTATGTTTTCTTCGTGTTTACTAAGAAGTTCGGGCCGAGTCATTCCTTCCTCCGCACCTTCGACTAAGTTCTTGCCTAACCACTTTGCCTCTAATGCACCAAGCCCACCACCAAATGTACCACCAAATAAAACTGTAGTTGCGATTTCTTCTCTAGTTGGGGCGCGTCCCTCGTCTCCGTATGTTCGGGCAAGCATTTCCCCGGTAGCCAAACCCGCACCTTCTGCTGAACGAATCCCCGTCCTGGTAACTCCGCCTATATTCTTGAGTGCTTTTGCACCTGTAACCGAAGGGATCGCACCTAGTGCGGTTGCCGCTCCGAGTTCCGCTAGTCCGAGATCCTCTTGGAAACCACGGTTGATTCGGTAATTTTGCGACATGAAGTTGCCAAGCGCAGACCCTGCGGCCCCACCCCCAATTACACCCTTGGGTCCACCTATTGCACCAACAAGTCCACCCACTATTGCGGGTACGACCTCAAGGCCGATAATCATGCCCGTGTCTATTAAGTCGGGACCAGAAGGATTGTAGAGTTTTTCTGTGTCGGGACCAAAAGTGTAAGTTTTGTCGAGATCCAGTTTGGCAACTTCACCAGAAAAAAACGTGTACTGTCGATTAGGGTCTAACATTTAAAGGTTATTTAGAACTTAGGTTGACTGAACATGCTGTTAGTTCGCCCAAACATTGTGTTCCTTTTTATGTTTGCGTCTTCTTCTTCCGCCACTTGCTTCGCTCTTGCTGCTTCAGCATCAGCTAATTTTTTCTCAAAAGCAATTTTCTCAGCAAGTGTTATGCTGATTTCTTCCCCTGTCTCATTGTCCTTTGCTTTCATTGGCGTATTTAACATCGCGTCTGTCTGCTCTTGAACTAAACGAGCTTCGTTTGCTTCAAGAGTTTGGATTCTTTCACTTGTCAAAGGTGCGTAATCGTCTGGGTTTTTCTTGTATTCCTCGAAGGTAATTGTTTTTTCCTCCCCGCTGCCAAACAATCCACCTTTTGTTTTAACCTTGATCGGACTACTATCAATTTTGTCCAACTGTGTGCTAATCTCGGAAAATCTTTTCTCCAAGTCTGGTAGGGTTTTACCACTCATACCCATAGCATTATAAAATGAACTCAAATCCCTGCTACGAATTAGACTTTTAATGTTCTCCATCTCCAAGGGGAACATCTCTTTACTTTGTTGCATATCCTGTGCTGTAGCTGCGGTTCTTGTTCTCTTACCCGCAAGATCAGCTTGTTGTTGTTGAGAGGCATAATCCCCTGTTGCTTCTGCAACATTTGCTTGTCCTCCAACAATTCTTTTCCTTGACCCCATAGTATCCCTGTCGAACTCATTGCTCAACCGTCTGTTTTCGTTCAATAAAGTCTGAGCTATTCCTTGCAACTTGGTTTGCTCCGTCCTTAGTGTATCAAGTTCGGCTTGCTTGTCTGCCGCCCTGTATGCGTTGTACTTATCAAAGTCGGGCAATGAGCCTTTACCCTCTTGTATTTTTTTAAGGGTTGGACCGATCACTGGGTCTGCTTGCATTTCCGCAAGTTGTTCGGGGTTGTCTTGCATTACTCTCCCAAAGTCACCTTGGAAAGCTGCTTCAGCCTTATCCCGCTTCTGCTTATTCAACCCATACTGCTGAATCATATTCCCGATTTGCGCTCCCGCTTGGGCAAACATTTGTCCCTGCGCTCGCCCTGCCTCAATGATTGGTCGAGTATCGACCCGGCCAAGTGCTGATCCGTAGTTCCCTCTGAAGAATGGTTGTGCCATGATTATTTTCCTCCGATCTTCGAGTCCATCCATAGACGGATTCGTGCTTTCAAGCGTGGTTTATTCGAGATGAATTTCGCAAAGCGTTCACCGAATTTTATATAGGTCGCACGGAACCAACCTGGTGATTCATTGAGCATCCATTCGCGGAACAGCAACCATGCGGGATTGTGTACCCCGTAGACTTCGCGTGCTACCCAACAGAACACTCCAGTAGCAATCCCACCACCCAATGCACCGAGTCCACCGAAGATACCCGCTGATCGATTTGCGGCGGCGGCTTGTTGCGCCCCGTACATATTCGCGGCATTCGTTGCTTGGTTTTGTATAAAGCCTAGCCCTGCTTCGGGATTCAAATATTGCGGTCCTGAGTTCAACCCGTAACCCGCTTGTCCAAATACCTGCTGGCCTTGCTGAAGTGCGGTTCCTCCCCCTCTGCCCAGTATCGCTTGGAATGGATCGAGTTGATCCTGGTTCTCGATTTGGGAAATCCTAGAAGCGGCATCGAGGTAACCAAGCAAGCCTTGTTGGCGGAGTGATTCGCGTAGTCTCTCGGCATCCATCTTCGTGCCGACATTGAACTGATCTGCACCCATTCTGCGGGTATCGTCTGCTGTTTGAATTCCCGCTTCTTGTCCAAGGACGGATTGTGCAAACCCACGGTTCTGCATCTTGCGTTGGTTGTCCTCGAGAACTTGGGCTTTTGCTTCCTCGATTGCCGCAGTTTGATCAAAGGTTCTCCCCATCATCGTTGCTCTAGCACGTTGGGATTCCTCGATCAGTTTTTTCTCACGCGGCGTCAGTCCCTGACCGAGTGCTTCATTTGCTTGGGTCATTAGGTTTTGTCTAAGCGGATCTGCTTGGACTCCTTGGGACTGGACTTGTGCGGGGTCGGATATTCCGACGTCTGCAAGTAGGTTGTCCTTTTGCTCCTCGATGAGATCTTTTGCACCCTGCATGGCGGATGCCGTACCAGGCTTGTAGTCCTCCATGATTCCTTGGTACAGACCGGATAGTCGCGAGACGTCCTGCAAGTCGGCTTCGCGTTGACGGGACAGGTTACCACGTTGGATGTCTTCGGCTAGGACGGATAAGCCTTTGAAATTTCCATCTCTGAATCCTGCCCGATCATCCGTTTGAATCGCTTGTACGAAGTTATCTCCGACTTTATCTGCAAGTCCGGCATTTACGTCTGCTTGTGTTGCAGTACGAGTTTCGTATTGCGTGAGGTCGCGAGTGTCACCCAAGAGGTCAACCATTCCCTCACCTGCACTGACCGTCTTGTTTGCCAACTGAGGTTTAACAATTTCGTTTCCATCTTTATCTTTCCTAAAGATAGGAGTTGCATCCGCAGGTATAACGGTCTTTGGAGCCGGAACCTTCATTTCACTACTTACTGTATCAGTTCCACCGTATAAACTTTGTGTCATGAAACTCGGTGGATATTCACCTACTTTGGCTTCACCTATTTGCTTTCTTATTTCGCTAGTTTGATCTTTACTTAATACGTTTTGCGACTCTGCAACTTCAAGAAACTTCTTGTAGATTGCCTTTTCTTTTTCTGAGTCACCTATGTTTGCCTTTAATTCCGGAAAATCTTTTAATACATCATACTCTAATATCTCACCACTTGGGTCAGCAAATTGATACTGTCCGTATTGGTTTTCAGTGAAAACTTGGTCTGCCATCTCTGCGGGATACACTTTAATTTTGTAGGAGTCATATCCACTTCCTGACGTTCCTGACCCCGCAATAGTTATTAGAGGAGCTTTCTCAGATTCAATAACCCTCCCACTCCTGTCCTGATAACCTTCAAGAATCTTACCGTCTTTATTATAAGTTACATCGCCGCCCAACAACGTCGTTCGCAAGATATCGGTATCCATTTGTGCGGTTTTTTGACGTACGCTTTCTTCGAGAGGCAACAAGCTTTCAAGGCTCCCCACACTCCTAAAGTCTCCCGTCCCTTTAAGGAATTCAGCTTGTGCTTTTAGAGCTTCAGCCATTCCTTCGCCATAACTTGGTTGAGCCGGATAATTGATGTCAGGTGAACTTCCCATTGTTATTTCCTCCTACTGATTCTATTAAAGTCGTAAAATTTTACTGGTTTGTTTTTGAAATGTCTCATCCATCCGACGAAGGGTAACTCGTATGGAATCCGTTCGATGAATTCTGCAATCCCCACTTTGCCTATTGCCATGTGGACATACCATGCATTGGGGTTTTTGACCTCCCATTGTGAACTCGGATGGGTCTTGTCATCCGTCCTAACCGCTTTGCCAAGCAAGAGTGAGTCGGGCGTTTTAAATACGTATCCGTAACCCAAGTACATTGTAATGTCCTTGAACATATCAAGGCCGAGTTCGTCGTAGAACTGCTTGGTTTGCTCAAGGATATTCATGTGCTTATCGTTGCTCCCAACGCTACTACTTTCCATGCCGATCCGTCTGACACCGCAACTGTTGCGGCTCCTGCGTTTCCATCCGTAACGTAGATCATTTGCCCTGCGGGTGATGCGGATGGCACGCCACTTACTGCATAGGATTTGAGCGTCATTATTGTACCACTTATTGTACCACCCGTAACGGCAATGGCACCACTCGCTTGGGTTCCCAATGTGCCAACTCCTAGTGCTGACCTGGCGGCAGTTGCGTTTGCACTTCCTGTCCCACCATCCGCAATTGCAATGGGTGAAGATAATCCGCTTATGGTGCCACCCGTAATACTCACGTTTGACTCGTCAATGGTCACGGTAGGTACTCCGAGTTCGTTGAGATTGGCGGCAGTTATGTCCACCCCCGTAGCGTACGTAAACCCGCGCGTTACTGATGCAGAGATGGCCACTATGCAACCTCCGTTCTGATGTTCAGTCCATCTGCGATTGCGTCCAAGGAGACGTGACGAAAGGACGGGGTTCCTGCTGTGACATTGATCTCGACTTGCGCACCATATCCCCGTGTGCGTCCAGTACCGAAGCGTAAGAGTGCTTCTTCTTCTGAGGCTGCTGTGTGGCTTAGAACAGTCTCGGACTTGTCAGGATCGAGCGTATTGACTTTGATGTTGAACGCATCAGATGCAACCGTGTTCACTCCGAGTTGGCCACGCCTCCATCGTTTGACGTTCTGATTGCCAAGCGTGTAAGCACGGGTAACGAGTTTCCCGGCTATTGCGGTCTGTGCTGATTCCGAGGTGGACCCGATCTTTCGTCCACTATCGTCAATCGTGTTCTCCTCCATGAGATACCATCCTGTGTCGTTGCACGCGAAGAGTCTGCGTCTGTTCGGGTTGCTCCCGTGTGAGCAAATGACCCAGTCATCCACATGGAATGCTAGACTGCCTGACATTGCGGGGTAGGAATCTACACTGATCCACGAATTCGATAAGAGCGAAAAAACAAATATTGCATTTGGAACGGTTGAAGATCCGGTAGGTACGGCCAAGAAGTATTTGTTGTCGAATACCACTCCGCATGACTTATCTGCGTGTGCAAAGTTAACGTCATCAAACTGATCTTGGATAGGTTGAGTCATCGGAATTGTTTCACCCGATACTTTACTGATAGCTACCCCCAAGCCTTTTGCGGGGTCAGTGCCAGGACTCAGGACGATAACTCCGTTATCCGACAGAAAGAATGTTTGCGGTCCGCTCTGAGCGATGGACTTGCGAGCTACGCAACCATGCTGACGGGTGATCTCGTAAGTATTCGCGGCAGAAGTGGTCGCGACGTTGTTGATCATGTGGATCGAGTTGCGCATGAACACGATCAATTGGTCTTCTTGGTAGGGGTAAAAGCCTACGAGTTTATCCGCACTTCCTTTGTTGATTCTGAATTGCGATTCTGCGGGGTAGTAGTTGTCCGTGTCCAAGAGGTCGGACATTAGCACGGTATAGTTGCTGTCCGTTGGTTGCGGGATAATCAGACGGTTCCTAAAGAATACGCCAAAGTCTGTATTCGGGCATTGAATCCTACCCGCACCAGGTGAAGCGTTTGCTTTGACTACGAAGTCAGTCGGGCTTGAGTAATCACCATCCCATTCGAGCGGGGTCTTGTTCTTGCCACGAAACAAAATCAACTTCTCCATCGACTGTACAAAAGATGCACCGTCTCCTGCTGCCACTACCTCACCACCGGGGTAGTCAATCG